CGGCCTATACGCCCGGATAACGTCCATTAAGATCGCAAAATACCGCGGTCCTAATAACGCCTCCGGCCACGGAACGCCACTCAAGTCTTCGGATTTACTGAAGAATCGCTTGGCGAACTCGCACAGCGGTCTCTTCTCAGAGACAAGTGACTTATGAGTCGAGATCGAAACATCTAACTGATCCATGATCAGAAGATATTCACGCGCCACTACCCTGTCCCCGATGACAATATCATCACCGAGAACCGCATAGTCAGAGAACCATTCCTGTTTATCTTTGTAGATAGAACGGGCAGCGGCCCACTGAACGATTGCATGGTGAGTAAATGCTAACATGGCCCAAGAAGATAAGGCCCCCATGGGCTGGCCTCTACCATAGTGTAGCAGGGAAGGCTCCATTTCTGGAAGTCCTTTCCCACGCTTAACCCCTGGAAAGAGGTAAGCTCTACCTATGAGCAGAGACGCCCATACTTCGGCTCCCCAACTGCTTAAGAAGGGGGATAGTAAGATCTTTTGGATCACTATCGGAAGCCGATCGGTTGCGGCGGACAGGTCGTATGACCACATTCCGTGGGCTTTAGCCCACCGACGCCGGAGCATGCTCCGGATCGGACGCAACTGATCGAAGGTCCCATCTTGTGGGATCTGGCGAAGTACGCCAAATATTTGGTCATGTAGTGGTTTCATTAACCACTGGGTGAAACAATCCACCATAGCGAAAACTCTTACCTTTCCTGCAGGTTCAAACTTTAACCCGAGCTTCCCTAGAGGAATCTCTCCTGATATACCGGAGAGAACCTCTTTGGGAGCCCAGGCCTCAATACGATTGAGGACCCAAATTGAGCCCGTCAACTTACACCAGGCCTCAAGCATGGTGTAAAGAGGCGACAGTCGCCAAGCGACTGCTGCCCCCTGTATCGATCCTACGGATGTCGATAGAGGTGTTGCCATCTCGTCGACCTGGTCCTCCGAAGAGGACCGCGTAGGAGAGCTTTTAGCGATCAGGAAAGGCTTAGCCCTCATACCTTTCAGTTTATCCACCGGGTCAGTCCCCTCATCTAAGAGAGGCGATTTTACTCGCTTCCTTAAAAGAGGAATAAACCTTGACTGAACGAATTCAGAAAAGGAATAGACCAGTTCTCCTGATAAAGGAGGACCAGGATCAGTTATAGTGTTCAGCTTTAATTTGTAAGGGACTTCAAGTATTCGGTATAGACCGAACATTGTCATCCACCCACGAATTACCGCTGAATCACCT